TTCCCGCAGTTAAGCGCTCTGTGATAGCTTCGACTACATTCCACGTTTGAAGTGGCGGAATAGAGCGTCTTGCTAATGTATTGCCTGCATCTGCTGTACCACCCGACTCAACCGCATGAACCGTTACCAAGCGGTTAGTTGTCGTTGATGAGTTATAAAAACTTAGCTTGCTAACAACTGAAACCGTCCCAGTTGGAACAGCTGAAACGATATCAACAGCGCTCGTTGCTAGTTGTGTATTGTGTGCGTAGTTTCGTTCTGTGCGTGACATTTTTAAAACCTATAGCTTAGTGTTGTCAACAATTAAAATAGGGCAGCTCATCGTTACATGGCCTGAACCTGTGGACGTGTTCGCCGTAAAAAATACATCTGTTTTTTCAGGCAAAGGCGAATAAGATAGCTCGATAGCAACGGTGGATTGGTAAATGCTTGTCACATTAGTCTTTAATGTTGGCGTTGGTGTCGTCGGGTTTCTTGTGTTCCAAAAGAAATCATTGTCTCGGCCTTTTGGTGAACTGAAATAAATTTCACCGACCCCGAAAACAGTGTACCCCGCTGGAACCGTGTATAACCCCATCTGCCTGACTTGAGCATCACTGTCAAAAGTAGCGACAATTTCAGCCTGATTATTAGGAACGCCGTTCGTGTGATTATTGGCGTTAGCAACGTAAACATCCCCCGCCGTCGGGGTTGAGTCGAGCGTATAGATCTCGTTTACCCGTAGGCCGGTTCCAATTGTTACAAGCGTGTGACCCTGCAGTGTAACCAGACTCGTTTGCTCTTCGTAATTAGCGTCAAGCCATACTATTCTAACGTCCTGAGTATCGGTATTATCCGAGCTACTTAAATATAACGTTGCGGCTGTATCGTTGAAAGTGTAAGCCCCACCATGACGCCAGATTAATGTCTCGGTTGTTGAGATATCCCCAAACGCAGGGATAAAAGCGATTCTATGACCATCAATTTTACCCTTTGCAACTTCTAATAAAAATTCGGTGCTACCAAAATAACTCATACTATGGCCCACTCCCCCGCCTCGGCGGAATATACTAATTGCATAGTATCATACTTGGACGGTATTAGTATTGATGTCTTGCCGTTTATATCACCGTTCACAGTCACCGATCCATCGCGCCTACTGATTTTAACAGATTCCCCGTCATGCGGGTTAGCGTTGAGCGTGACCGTTGCTGCTGCTGTATTGAAGCATAGAACAACCTCAGGTCCGGTCGTTGTAAGCGCTGCCCCACCTGCTGCTAGATTGTTAAAGCGTACAGGCTCAAGAATCGGAGCGCCCTGTATCTCTGGCGATTCTTGCTCTTGAATGTGTCCAATTATCTCGCTGGGTTCCTGAACGCGGTAGCTGTTAACAATTTCAGCCACTTGGTCAATAGCGCTTTGATAACTAGCGGAGCTATTAAGATCCCCAAAATTACCCTGATCAATAAGGTCATTACCGCCCCCAGTTCTTTTCCATAGGTCATGTAAAAAACGTATCAAGTACTCAAAAAAAGCTCTGGTTTCAGCATCTTTTAAAAGCCCCCTAGGTATCGGGTGTAGAAACGGATCAACTCTAGCCATCACCAACCACCTGGACGAATATCGATAGCCGCGCTATGAACAGATATAAAAACAGGATCGCTCACACGAAACCTCACCATAATCTCATAAGCGCTCGACATATTGAACCACTCGACTTTAATGCGCCCCTCGCTCATCCGGCCTATATCAATCCATGACTCGTTCGTCCAGCTCTTGCCGCCATCGTAACTAGCTTCAAACATGATCTGCGGGTCAACGCCTTGGCCTGATATCAAACCAACACCAACTTCCATAATCAATTGAAAGCGGTTCATCATGATGCGTTGGCCGGTCGGATCAACAATCGGCGCACTCACTCGCTCACGGATCATTGGGAGGCCGTTACTGGTGTAAGTATCTAGGTCTAGTTCTCGAACGTCGCCACCGCTAGCAATTAGATGTTTACCGTAACAGAACGCGTAAGAAGTGCCAATGTAATTTGATTGATCGGCACCCGTTGATAACTGGAACCAAGCGTTACCCGCTTCACTGTAACACCACGTTTGTCCTTCAGTCGGGAAGTTGAGCACGTAAAAATACTGCCCCTCGAACGCTAATGTATAGCCTCTTGCGTCACTAGTTGTTGTGAAGTTTTCAAACGTGTTTGCAATGGCGTTGGGTGTAATCTTCTGCGCTTGATATGCACTGACTCGGTAAACGGATTTATCGAAACCGAAAAAATACATAAATTCAGCGCTGGCAGCGACGGAATACACCGCACCGATGGCAATGTTCATCGTACCGCCTTGGATGCGGTCAAACGGGGGGTTGCCTGTGCCGCTGTTGTACCAAGCCTCTGTGTTGTTTCGATCACCAAACAAGTATAAGCGTTCGTTGAACGTGTAAACCCGCACAGTATCATCCGGTGCGCTCTCAGCCGTTGCTACGTTCAGCGCGTCGATGTTATCGGGGTCGCCGACATTGGAAACCTGAAACTGCCCACCGCTAGAATCGTTGATCATTTGTTGATTGAGATACGCTACGGAGTTGCCAGGCGTTAAATCTGGATCTGTTATTTCTGCCAGCGTCGAACCGTCGTAAATATAATCGCGCGAACCTGTGGCGATCCGCATAGAATTACCATCATCGGCAAAAACGCAAGGATTAGAACCTAGAATTGTACCGATTGACGTTTTCACGCCGTTCGACTCAATTCTATAAAGCGTGCCGCCCGTAACTTTATAAAGCTGATCACTAAAAACATGTAACCCGCGATCAATGCCGCTGTTATTAGATGAAAACGCCTTATCCCCAGGCCAACACGTTAAGGCTTTTTGTGCTCGACCGCTTGGTGTGAACTCGGGTATTAGGTTCATGGTCACTTGAGAGGATAGCGAACGGCTTCGATGCTGGTATGACTGGCCTACAACATCAACAGGAATAGTTTTGAATGTCATACAACAACACCGTCATACTCTATAGTTGGGGCTGGACCGTGACGACCTAACGAGTCGGCATTGTTTGCGCCGCGTATCGAATTAATGAACTTACCATAATAATATTCAGCCATATCAGGCATAACAGCCCATTGATGCAAAGCCCATAATGCGCCGAACAGATACATGTTAGGGAAGTTTATTAGAATATCGTTAGTGGTAGCGGCATCACTTAAACCTATAAGTTTGCCGAAATACTTAACCTCAACGTTATAAACAGCGTCACAAGGCCGATTAAATTCAATCTGATCGGTTACTGTAAAGCATGTGGGTGTGCCGCTTGCGCTATCTTTTGCAAGCACCTCTGGCGGCAAATAAGTTAATTCATATTGCTGGGCATCTGTTGATTTATCGTCAATAAGTATTGAGCGCATCGATTGATAACCGCTAGGCAATGCCAGTACACCGCTATCAACAACAGTATCTTGATTGCTGGTTTGCTCAATATCTCTAATCTGCAAAGGCTCAATAGAGTTAGCGTAAAATTCTTGCTCTGCTTGCTGGATAAAATCCGCCAAGCGGTCGGGTGTCAAATCATTTCGGTGGGATTGGTCGATAATCTTTGCTTTCAGATTATCAAAAGTATCTAAAGCCATTTAACACCTCTTAAAAAGAAACCAGCGCCTATTCAGCGCTGGGTTTTTCTACTTTTGGAGCTTCCTTTTTAACTGTTTTCGCTCGCGACTTTTGAACTGGCTCCATCCATGAACCTAGTTCTTTTTTGGAGCCTATCGAAAATTGGTCACCCTCTTTTCTGATAAGCCCCGCATAAAAGCCAAGTCGATTAGCTTTAACTAACATTAGCTAATGCTATAGCCGGTAGCGTAATCGTTTGTGGCATCGATCATGCTTAGCGGTTGCAAGTAAGCGCTAACAGTAACACTTGGAGTTGTGCCCGCAAGCGTATAGCGCACACCAATATAGCGCTCGCTCTCGCTCAAGTCAGTGGGCGGAATTGGTATGATAACCTTATATCCAACTACCAACAAGTCAGCATCTTGAGCTGGTGCAGTAGGTGTACCAGACTCATACACTCGGCGGCCAATCAACTGGCGTCCGGTAGTTTGGGCGGCATCAGAAGCATACTCAACCTCAAAAGTGTAGTCTTCGTCACCTGTGGTCTGATCGGCTGCTACGCCGATATTGAAAACAACAGCCATAGGCTCGCCGTTGCCAATGGAACGATCAACGCTAAGGTCAATCACGTTTGTACCTACCGCCGTAGCTGTAAGCGCTTGGTCATCTGAAAATTGTAATTGTCCGTCAAGAATCATGATTTTCCCCTTAAGATACTGCGGCTTCGGTTTCGGTCAACTGGTCAACTATGCGAACCGGAACGCCCAAGAATCGCATCATTTGAATTTCACGCCCAAATTGATCTAATGCGCTTTCAATGGAAAGTGCGGAATTAGATTTTTCAAGAGCGATTATCTTCAGGTGAGATGCTACTGTGCGGTTAACGTAGAACGCTAAGTTGACGCCGGCTGTTGAAGGTAAACGGTCAATGGCGCGGCTCATCAACTTGATAATGCTGGTAGAAGCTGAAAGCGCTTGTGTTCCAGTTAAACCGATAAGATCACTAATATCAACATTAGGAATACGAACAGCATAGCGCCAGTCTTTAACAACTAGACCATTACACCACTTGTAGCTGTCGATGTAAGCCTCAAAGCGGTCGTTACTAGAATCAAATGCCCAGTCTAGGCCATGATCCTTGTGGATGATTCCCGCTGCAGAGCCTTTAGGGAATACGCCAAAGCAAGACTTGGCACCCCAGCCAACCAGCCATATTGAGCTGTTATCAGAACCAGAACCGCCAGCGCTGAGAATGTTTTGAGCGTTGGTTGCTGAAAGGTCATTGTAACGGTTAGCAAATCCAACGAATTCCTCAGGATTAGCCGCTGAACCGTAGAAAAGCGTTTGTGCCATTTGTTGGCTCATCGCCTCAAGGAAAGGAACCGATTCAGACAAACGGAATTGACCAAGATCGCCTTCAAGCTTAGCGATAGTTTCATCAACTTCTGAAAGCGCTACCAGCTCCGCGCACTGCTCAACAATTTGTGCAGTTGTAGATTTTGACTTAGGGATCCCTTGGTTGGTAAGCCTGTAGTAAGTAGTTGGTAAACCTGTACGGATAGTGGTTTGCTCACCGGTAGGCAAATTACCCTCTTTGTAAAGCATATCCTCAAGAATCATATTCGACTCTGAAAGCGTTTCGATGATGGCAGACGTTTTGCCATCTGGATCGCGCCGCTTGGCCCAATCGTTTAACGTCAATAGATTACCTGCTAGAGTAGCCATTTTTTACGAACTCCCGTAAAACAATTCAACGATAGATTTAGGTTTTTTCTGACCTGGAGACTTTCGAGAAACAACTTTTTTAGCTGGTTTCTTCTTAGGTTTTAACGATGCTTGCTGCTTATTCTTGCCTGCATCAATCAAAGCCCTAATCATCCGATGATCAGTAATTTGTGATAGCGTTTCGCTAGTATGGCCAATGCTTTCCGCGTACTTCATTGCCGCATCAACATCAGCCTTTTGCTGGGCCGCTCCAGTTTTCGGATCATGCCAAGCCTTCATACTTTGAAACAAGATTTTGCCTTCTTGCGTCTGAAGATCCGCATTAGCTTTAGCTTTCGCAGCTTTTGCTTCTTTAATCTTCTTCTGCTTATCAGCTATTTGTCGCTGGCGCAGCAAGTATTCGCTTGTGTCGCCATCCTCTAATAACTGAGCAAGTTCCGCTTCATCGCTATCAATTGAAGATTCAAACCCCGCAATCACGTCCGTAAGCTTTGAGACTAATTCACCCACTTGTTTACGTTCGGCCGCTAGCGCTTGCGTCTTCTTGGTATAGTCGGATTGTCTTAATTCCCCGCTTTCCAGTTCTGCGATTCGTTCAGCGGTATACTCTTTACCATCTATAATAAAGGTATCGCCTTCCTCTTCGCCTTCCTCTTCAGCTTCGCCCAACTCTTCGCCAGGAATATCGGCGGCTTCATCTTCGTCAATTGCTTCTGGTTGCTCGGTTTCGAGTTCTTCAGCGTTCGACTCGGGTACCTCTTGGCTAGGTTCTAAAAGATTATCTAGCATCTTTTTCTCTCATTTCGAGTTCATGTTCTGCAAATTTTCCGTCGGAAAGTATTTGCTCTAACTTATCTGAGAGCTTGTTAAAAGCTTGTAATTCTCTTACAAGCTCCACTAACTCATCATTATTGCCTAAAATTTCTTGACTTTCAAGTTTAGCAATTATATCGCCCTTAATCGATAACTTTGCAACGCCCCATGAGTGACTATTCAGGATCGTTTCGGCTTCTCGGCCATGCAAAGCTGCTGATTCTAGTTCTTTATCGCTCATATACTAACACTCGGTTTAACGTTGGTTTTGGTGTCAAAGGTATCTAACCTTGAATCATTCGTCAGAAGCGGGTTAGTTGGAATTGCTAAAAGCGTACTACTTTCAGTAGCTGTTAATCCGCTCACACCTGTTTCCGCTATGAAAATTTGGTTGCGCCACACTATATCGACACCCCCACCACCTGAAGTAGCTGGATTTTTAACAGGGTAATTTCCATCTTCTCTAAATATGCGAACATTATCATTTTGCCAAATATTTGTGCTAGTAGCGTTGTCAATAAAGACATTCAACAATGAGCTATTTATTCTTAAGTTGGCCTGGTCTAATGCTGTTAAAACACCAAAAAATTCAGCAATACCTTGGGCCGTTGTTTCATTGTAAACCCACCAACTGTAAAAATCTTTGCCATTAAAGTTGCTAGCAACCGTAATATCAACCTCATCATCAGCATAATCAGCTGAGAATTGCGTGATCGTAGAGCCATCTATACCGTAAGAGTTATAAACCTCGTTATCAGTTTGCGAATCCAAAAATGTAACGCCTGCTGATGTAATAAGGGCCGTAGATTCTAATTCGTTTTTTGCACTGGTTCCACTTTGGTACGTGACTCTTAGGCGTATTGTATCGCCTGATAACGCATCTTGCCCTGCCCCTAATATCACTGAAAGCGACAATCCAGAACCTCCAGAAACTAACCCGTTAGCAATTTCATTAGTTTGAGTTACGTTATATAGTTGGTATCTAGAGCCATCAATAATATTCGGGGCCGTAACAAGGCCTGTTTCTGTGTCGTCCACTGTTATATTTGGCCCGTTATTTACAACTGTCGTGCCTGGCAATACCTTGACAGTAACAGCACCGCCAGAACTATTGCTAACTGTAAGCGTTCCGCTGAATGTAGAGTTTTGTAAGTTATATGTGCCTGATGTAGCAAAATCTATAGATATGCTGCTAAACGAACCATTAATTATTGAGCCGTTTGCAAGAGTCAAAGTACCTGTAGTATTAATTGTGCCGGCGAATGCACTAGCTTTAATCGTAATAGTTGAACCGGCAATTGAGAAAGCACTTCCCGATGTTGCGTCAATCGTTACGTTATAGCTACCCGCATCTATAGTTGAGCCTGAACGCGATATTCCAGTTACTACATTTATATTAGCTAGTGTATTACGAAAAGATTCGAATCTATCATAAAATTTTTGAGAATTTTCTAATGTGGTGTAAGCATCCACTGTGGCTTTATTAGTTTCGGTAATAGAACCATTATCAAGCAAAAAAATGCTTGATGATACTGGCCCGCTTGAAAAATCTATCGCAGGTACGGAAGATGTCAATTTACCGTAAAGGCCGACCGTTAACGTCTTTTCTTGCAAATCATCTTGGTCAGGTGGCGATATATAGGAGGATGTAAAAGTTGTTTTACGTCCAACAAAAACATTTACTTGTTGGTCTATCGTACTTGCAGCAGAGCTACTAGAAAGCTCCACACTATCCGAATCATTATCATTTGTTAATTTTAATATGGCTCCCGAAAAGGGAGAGCCGCTAGAATCTTTTATAATTAGCTGAAACCGCCTTGTCGCAATAACTCTACCACTCCCGTAAATCAAATAATCTGTAGTCCAGTCAAAAAAACTAGGTGTCACCATGTCCTGGTAAATAGTTGTCCTGAACCCGTCAGCATCTGCGTCAGCCCAAAAATGGTTGCTACCTAAAGCTTGACCATCTATTTGCAAGTTTGGCTGATACTCAATAATCGTTACATTATCCTTAAACACTTCTACTTTCTGAACCAAACCTGTGCCGATAGGTGTATTGTCAGGGGATGTAGCCACTAAATTTTCAACAATAGGCGATAATACTAATATCGCAGAATTTATTGATCTCACATTAACAATTGAGCCCGTATCAACCTCAATCCTAAAGTGCGAAGATGTATTTGCAGTTAAATCTACTGTTATTCTATCAATGTTCCATGTTGTTGATGAATCTATATTGGCTGCTGAAATCGGTGACAGACTCAAATCTGCGCGGGTAGCTGAATACGCCCTAAAAACAACGTCTTTCCAGTTGATCACGCCCCCAGCGCCCGAATTAATTGTTTTCATAGCGTTGCCACCATAGTTGACTAAAAAGCCTTTCGTGACTTGGTTGTTTGATGTTACTCCGCTAGTCCAATTTGCGTTGGCCCCTTTGCGTATGATATATCCGCTACCAAAGGTGTACGTCCATCCTGAATCATCGTAATAGCCATCAATAATTAAATCGGCATCAATGTTAATCTGAAACGATCCAGAAGAAGACACGCCCGCCAATCCAGCATTTATTAAATCTTGAGGTGTGTCCCTGTTCGAGCTTGAAGCGCCGGTTTGAGTAATGACGCTCCCTGATTTTGAAAAACTCATAGTTTACACCTTCCCTATAGTTGTTGATTTACCAGTTAACTTGCCGCTCGTATAAGAAAGGGTTGTTGTCACTGTCCAGGTTTGCGATAAATAATCAAACACGTGTGTTATCGTTTTTAGCAAATCATCCACGTCATAGCCTAATGTTTTTGAGTTGTTGGTAATTTCGGCCGTATCAACAAACGTCACACCTGTTAATAGCTCACCCGTATAGATGTAGGTGGCGTCCGAAGCATCAGCCACCATAATCACCAACCTATCAGATTGTGATACCGACAGCGCTTGCCCACCCCCGCCAACAGTCTGAATAGTGGAGCCGCCAGCCAAACCCCACTCACCCCATGAGCCATCGGGGTTTTCAAACCGATAGCGTTTGCCTTTGATTTCATGACGCGGCATGGGGCCGGTCTTCCCGTCCTGACCGTCTTTTCCGTCTTCGCCGTTTAGACCATCTTTGCCGCGCAAGCCATCGACACCATCACGGCCATTCTTGCCGTCTTTACCATCACGCCCTGGCAGGCCTCTCGCCCCTGGATCACCTTTATCCCCCTTAGGCCCCTTATCACCTTTAACTTTTTGAGAGTCCACCAAAGAAATAAGGCGCATATCTAAAGCGCTATCTTGCTCCGCTTGCTTTTGCTTTCTAACAGAAACTAACTTTAACTTCTGCCTAGCAGTCAAACCCATTAAATAGCCCTCTGGATCTCTTCATCTGTCAGCTCGGGAAATTCTTTTCTTGCTTGCTGTATAGCTAACGCTCTACGCTGCATTTCATCAAGTACCGGCGTTTCAGGTTGCACCTTCTCTTTAGCTGCAAGCTCGTTGTATTTGAATTCAAGATCCGCAAGCTTTTGAGCGTTCTCTGCTTTTAATTCCTCATTAAATTGTCGCTGGTCTTCCATTATCTTAGCAATTTCAGTTTCTTGCTTTGCTTCCGCTTCGATTAGTTTAGCTTGCGCTCTAGTCGCTTCGGCCTCTGCCAACGGATTAGCTGATTGCTGTATTATCTGTTGCATTTGCATGTTCTGCATTTGCAGTTGCTCAACCTGATATTGCAATAAATCTTCTGGAATCTCTGGGTTATTAAAGTAATCATCAACATTCGCCAGATTCATAGCGCTAACCATTTTCTTAGCGATGTTATAAACCTTCACTTGATCCGATAGCGGTGAGCCTTGTGCGGCTAGCTGTTGGTGCAACATAAATAGCGCTTGCATGTTACCAAGGACCGTATCTTCATCACCTGCACCTAAACCTATTTCAGGTACTACGGGTTGATCATGGAGCCATAGCGCGGGATTGACTGACAGCGGCTTACCTAGCACCTCAATCTCAGTCTCGTTGTCCTGAAAGTGCGTAACCATCCACAGCATACCTTCGAACAACTTTCTATAACCTGTTTCGATAAAATTACGCTGCACAAGCTCAACTTTAGCCTGCCCTGCATCTCTAATACCCTCGAATCGTGTAGCCGTTTCTTTGTGTAGTTTATCGGCGTCAAGTGACTGATTGGCCATTAATGAGCCAGTACGCTGAGCTCGCCTGGAGTCAACGTACTGCATCAGTATTAGATTCTTATCACCAACATACGGCGTAGGCAAAGGCGCAACATGCTCTAATGGATTGCCATCGCCTTTCGTTCGAACTACTCCGCCAATACGATTAGTAAGCAGGTCATCCATGTTTACATTACGGTTTGCCGCCATGCGTGAACTGTTAACCTGATACATGTTCATCATGGTTTGGCGTAATAGCGCGGTTTGCTGATCTTGTATTTCCATGACCGGATCAGCACGACTTAATCCAATCATTTGCCCTGGCAATGGAATAGCGCACAATACAGCGTAAGGTACGTGATCGAACGGCTCAACCTCTAGCACGTCACGTCCAACGCGCTTAATCTCGACACGTTCCGCAATACCGTCTCCATCCATATCAACACGCAAATAGCGGGTTTCAAGTTTGCAGAGTTGGCCCGTCCAGTCGTAGTTATTGCCATCAGCGTTGCCGCCCTGATCAACTAGCCGCTGATCGCGTTCGTCATTATCAGATCCTGAGACAATCGCCAAGTCTTTAACTAGCTCTTCACTATAACCCATAGCAATCAAGTCTGATTTTGTCACATAGTCATCATGACCGATAAGCTCCGCATCATCTTCGCAGGTAGCGCCTTTAGTGATTACAAACCGCTCGGGATCAACATAGCGCACAAAGTATTTGCCGCGCGTTTTCGTGATCTTTGCCCGTACGTCCTTCAATCCGTCTTTTTCTTTTCGCTTCAACTCTTTAAAATCAACATCGGCACCGTTGTTTTCTTCTATCTGTAAAGACGTTTTTATGATCTCGAATTCTTCTTCACTCAACCCTTCCCACTCGCGGTGTGAAACTGCCTCTTCCTCTTCGTAACCGTAATTAACTGCTGAATAGCGGTATATCTCAGCGCCTTTGATCCATGACAGTTGAGTTCGGTATGAGTCGGGCTGCTTGCGTATCAAAAAGTTGATATATTCAGTCTTTTCCTTCGCTTCTGCTTTCTCACGCTCAGTATTACCCTTTGTGAACTTCATTATGTTGTTATGACCAAGAAATGTCCGAACATGTGAGGGCATATCGGATTCAATCACGTCATAAACATCACTCGATTTAACTTTTGACTGCCCCTTGACTTCGTTGCCCATCGGCTTTAAGGCGTAGTAATCAAATGCCTTTTTATGTATAGCGTTCAATGAATCACTAGCATGAATCGAATTCGACTCCGCTTGATCCAGGTATGTTTGCAATTCATCGTGATTCATTGGCATTAGATGAAACCTCTATCATCATATTCTAGTTCGCCCCAGTCATCTTGTGGGGCTGGGCATATCATCGTCATCATTATAGCATCCGCCATATTGGGGCTGGCAATGCCCTCTTTTTTCATGTCTTGTTTGTTCATAATCTGAATAAGCCCGTTAGCGTTGGGCTTCGTAGGGATTCTACATAACTCTGATCTTAGCCGATCTATATCAGAAATGCCATCGGTGTCAAGGCTTATCATTTCGTCGGGGTCGATGTACTCGCCTTTTGTTACTGCCCTGTACGTGTTGAAAAAGCGTGTTGCCAAGTCGTTATAATACCGCGCTCGATTGTTCTTGAATGTCTCTGCATAAGTTTTTTCCTGGTAGACCTTCTCGCCGTCGTCTTGACCGATACCACTTAGAGAACCCCTAAATCCACGCACCTCGCACTTTTTGCCATTGAACGCAACATCGACTTGACGCTTGAGACCTGTGCCCATACCATCCAAATCCCAGGTAAAAAGATCCGCGCCTAGCTTTATAGCTTCACCGGTTGCCCAGTCGCAACCTTCGTCAATCTCTCCTGAATCCCTACAATTAACCGCCTTAATAATAGAACCATGGCGACAAGCAAAGCCATGGGCATCGCCACCATCGTCGCAAGGATCGTAAGCACACACAATAGCGCCATTAGGCTTAATCGCTGGAAGTTTCTTATGAGCGTCGATAGCGCTATCGAACCATTCTGCTTTAATAATTGAGTCCTCAACTTCGTCATTAAAATCCCCCTCCCAAATCCAGCGATACTTTGCGCGGCTTAGGTTTTCATAGTCCCACTTTCTGAGCGCTTCCTGTTCTTCGTTCCACCAAGGATTGTCACGCCAGTTACATTTAATAATCAGGTGTAAATCATCAACATAAATGCCATCGCGGTCTAATTGTTTTTTATACGGATTGATAAAACGCTGGCTAAACGGATCTGCGCTCGATTGAGGGTTAGCTGTGAAAATACACTTAGCGCCAGGGTTACGTATAATTGTGGGCAGGAGTTTGTCCAGTGAGTTCTGACTTGCTCGGTGGGCTTCTTCGAACCATGAATACTTGTAACCTTGCGCCGATTGCATGGAATCAGGGTTACGGTTTGCGCCCTTGTAATTGGTTCTAGCGCCGCCAGGCGCTATGATCTTATTCTCTTGAATATCCCATCCTTCGAGTTTTAAGCGCTCTTGGATTGAGTCTTTAAATACTCGGTGTACTGAGTCAGCAACACTATCTTGGAATTCCCGCAAGCAATAAACGTCGGCGTTTTCTGTGTCCATCTTGATTGTGAGAATGTCACCAACTCCGATGGATTTACCGCTACCGCGGCCACCTACAATAACAACAATCTGCTGCTTAGCAGTAAAAACCGGCGCTAGCTTTTTATTTATCTTTACTTGAGGCATTGATTAAAGGGTTATCGTCGGCGTTAACAAATTCTATCGTGTATTTGTTGTCAGTTTTCACCGCCCCACCGTCCGGACCTGCTAGCGTTTGATCCTGTTTGTCGTGGTAGCCGTGTTTGCCTAAAAGCAGCTTAACTAAGTTAGCGTTATAGTCGCCAACCATGCCGCGATTCCAAGCTACAATCTCCTGCTCTTGGTTGATTTTATCTAATATGTGCGAAAACTGTTTATCTTCATGCCTTGCCCAATCATAAATTGACCGCCTAGGCCGATCAATATACGAACATAAACCAACTACGGACGGGAAAACGTGGCCCGCCTCCTGCCATTTCCCATCAGCATATTCCCACGCCTTTTTTTCTAGCGCCTTACTCCATGTTGTCGGTCTGCCTGCTGGCATTAGATCACCACCGTTAGTACGTTTTTAATAACAGAAAAAATCACAGACATAAGTTTTATACTCCTATACCATCATTGTAAACTAAACGCAAGACAAAAAAAAGCCGGAGATTCAGATAACCGGCTATAGGAAAGTACAACAACAATGGAGGATATTCAGATAGTATGGAACACCTCACGTAGCACGTCAATTTTTTTCATAAATTCTTTTAGCGTGCCGTTATTCTGTACAACGATGTCGCACATATCCGGCGTCACAGTCATGCCCTGTTCCAGCGGTAGCCGCTCGCTAGCGTCCACGAATACGCTAACATCGAACACTCCCGCCGCTTTCATCGCATTAAACTCGCATTGATCACGGCAACCCGCGTAAATGTTGCAGTACCCGAACACCAGCCTACCGAACCGCGCTTTATCCTTATGATTGAACTCTGCAATGGTTCGTTGCCACCTGGCGCGTTGGTTGCGTCGATCCTCGTGACACTCCCTCATAGTGTCGTACTCCATAAGACCCCATGAGGGCCATACAATCGACTCCATGGCGATTTTTGTAGAGTCGGTATAGGGTAGCCCTAGGTGTCGGGCTAACGTCGTTTTACCGTGGCCACCGTGGCCGCATATTAGTATTTTCATAAATCACCTCGCAAAACCCTATAAACTAAAACAAAGAAGATTAATACTAACCAATCGCCCATCATCATTCGAACACCCCCTTAACCATCGGTAAAAGACCTCGCTCACGCGCCTGCTGGTACTGAGTCTGTCGATCTTCTCGGAATTCTGCGTAAGTAGCGCACTCACGCGCCATATTAAAGATATGCTCAACGCGTCTTTGTTCGCGCTGAATTTTTGTTTCTTCTGGTGCCGGTACTTCAGTGGGCGGCTCATGAGACAGAATCCAAATCCTGTTCTGCTCATCGATGAACTGTGGTTTCTTGCCGTTCAACCTGCAATTAAGATTTTGCTTAGATAATCCGAGCAAGCGCCCTGCTTGCTCGTAGGTATGTTCTGCTAGAAGTGTATCTAGCGGTTTAAGTTTAAGGTTCATTGTTGTCTCCAGTGTTACGCCCCACCGTTGCGATAGGGTTTTAGTTGTTATGCGTGCTCGCCTTCTTTAAAGGCTGAATCGGTAATTTGTTTGAGGAGTTCAGCGTAGCGGCCTAGTTCGCCAACATCCGCCCAGTTGATTTCGTCGGGGTGAGCGTTGAAGTGATTGTCACTAAGCGCCTGCAATCTTTTTAAAGCGTTATCAATTTCAACTTTACGACCCATAAATTCTTTGAATGCTTTATCGTTGTTCATCGTTGCTATCCTCGTTGTTGTGTTGCGCCCCGTCGTAACGGGGCTGATTGTTATTCGCTAAGAATTTTTTCTGTGATTTCTTTTCTCAAAGCCCTAATCGCTTTCTTATCTTCAACTGTTTTTAAGCGATCCGAGCATCCGATTTCTTTTTCCAGTTCATCAATATGCTGATCAATCGCGTGCCATACGGCCATTTTGCTTAGTGGGGCCTGCATTAATGCGGCGTGCTCTTTTGCTGTTTTTGCAATTACTTCTAAGTTAATAGCCATCTTTATCATCCTCGTTGCTTCGTTGTTGTGTTTCGATGATTAGAATTATAATGATTTATCTTTTCTTGTAAAGCTTTTCGTTTATAAAATACAAGAATATTAAAAATATTTTTTTAAAATACAGGATGCAGCCCGCGCCATTCCTAAAAATACAAAAATATGGCCCTATAAGAGATATTATTAATATCTTTTTATATATATCTCTCTTAGGGGTCTCTTGATCACTTTTTGATCTATAGGTATTTCTATATTTGTTTATTTTTATATTTGTAATTTAATTTTTCTGTATTTTTGTATTTTAAAACAAAAAACGATACATGCCGCGCCGTACGTGGCCTGCAAAAAAACGCGTTTTCATATTTTAAAACTCATATTCATATTTTAAACCAGCGGATAGTTTCCCCGCGCTTACTTTTTACACTATCCCCCTGGATTAACCCTTGGTTTTGTAAGTGTTCTAACGCTTTTTTGATCTCTGGCTCCTTGAATTTTTTGTTGCGGCACCTGTTTACAATTACACCAGTGGTTAACTGTGCGCCCTCTTTTTTGTCGAGTTGGTCAAGTATTCGGCGGCAAAGCGCTTCATCGTTCTCCTCTATTTCCTCAGCAATGTTCGCAGCTGCAAGGTTCATCTTCTCTTTGATATCACGATCAACCAGCGCATAGGCCCATTTAACATGTTCAATTGTGCGTAAACCCTCAGCCACTGCGAGCACAAACGATACTTTGAGAGTTAATTCAAAAGCTCGGGTATAGATGGATTCCAGGCCCACGCTTTTAGCGTTTTTAGCTTGTTTATGAAAAGTGCGCTTAACTCCCTGGAGCAATTTCTTGGCGCTGTCTGCCGTGGGTATCTGTTTCCGTGGCGCTAGGTTCTCTAGTCGTTTATCGTCGCTCGTACCGCTCGCAGCGAGGCCCATTAGTATCATTTTCAAATCGTCGGGAAGCTCGGTGGCACCCGTAAACGACTCGTCGTAATCCGGAACGGTTTCCTTTTCACGAAAAATCAGCGACCGGGTAAAAAAACCCTGCTTTACATTGTGGCCACTGACCAAGTGGTTGAAAGTCTCGGGGGTGGTGTAGCCTGTAATCGAAACAAACGGGTACATGATTCCATTGTTGTGTTTAAGCGATTCACGGACGCGCCCGAGTGACTCGATAACCTCCTGGCTCCCGCCTTCGTTTTCGTCGATAAGTTTTTGTTGGCCTGCTATCTCTGAGTTGAGTTTTTTAAGCGCCTCTTCTATAACTTCTTGCTCAACGCCAAAACGCCCGTCGCTGGCGCTAAACGCGCTCATGAGGTTTTTAGTGATCCCTTGCATATAGTCCGCGCTGTTTTTGCCCGTGACTTTCGTAAGCTCCAGACCGATTTCATCAATCAGATAGATCACGAGCTGATTGCGTAGCATTGAGCGCACAATCGCCTGCTCACTCTTAAAGTTACCGCCTGCAGTTGCCCGTATATACCCGATGGAAGTCATGGCCTTAGCGACGCTGTTCATCATTTCCTGTTTTCCAGCTCCTGATCCTGCAACGCAAAAACAAAATAGATTGCCGTAGACCGGCCTTAAATCATCGCTAGTATATGTAAGGCTGGCGGCATTACTCACGATAGCTAAAGCACTGGCGCAAGCTAGCGAATCGGTGCGCTTGTCTGAGTTGCTACGCACCCACTCCGCTACTCGACCCACGAAACCTGGGGGCCGGTTCAGGTCTATTTCGCTGCAATCACTAAGCATGCTTTCATCTTTAGGTATCACGGCTTCAAACGTGACCGGCAGCCTGTACCCAGCCTGCTCCGCGTAGTACACAAGCGTGCCGAGCGTTGCGGGGTTCGCGCTTTTTCCGAACGAATGCCAATGGCGCTCTAGTTTGTCGGGGCCGGGATATTTTGACCCCTTGGCGCTCCAATCGAGCCACTGACTAAACCCTGTGCCGCCTGAGGCGTGGTGTACTGACATGCCGATTTTAACCCAAGTATCATAATCGCAGTCTGGATCTAGGTAGTTGAGCATTTCTGCAATTTCTGAGTCTGAAACATCGACCGGAGATCCATTAACAGTGGCTCGGTGACTCTCTTTTTTTCTGAGCAAGTCAATCAGTAGCGCAGGAGGATCGGAAACGTCGCTAGGCGCGCCTTTTTCGATTTCATAAGTGTTGCCGCTAACATGGAGCGAATCCGCCCCTACGACGAAACCTGAACTTTTGAAGTCAATGCCTGGGTAACCGTTTAGCTTAGACACAAGCGCGTCACCGTTTGGGCGGGTGTAGTAGATGTGCCAGCCGCCGCCGCCGGTATAGACCACGAACCCCGATTCTGCTTTGAAGTCGAGTCCGGTGTCTTTACATAGCTTTTCGTATGATTCAGCGCCGCCGTTCCTGGGGTCGATATCAATCACGAGCCATTTATCAAGGAGCACGCCGAAACCTGTATCAAAATCGCCCTTCATTTCCATGCAATCTAATTGCTCCTGTGACCAATCAGGAGTGCATTGCCAGCGCCTTATTTTTGGGTGTTTATACAGCGCATTACAATCAGGGTTTTCGCACGTACAAAGGCCGTTTTTTACAGTGTGCAAGCCGAAAATTTTAAAACCGGCCTCTAAGTAATCTTGATAGGTATCAATCATTTATTATTCTCCAGGTATTTACTAAGTTTTTCCGCCGTCGCCGCGTTTGGCGTGCTGTTTGTTTTTGTGATGCGCCAGAGCGTTTGATAGCTCACGCCGGTTCGCTCTGATATTACTGTTAAGTTTCTATCTTCTAATCGTTTTCGTATCTCTTTTAATGTGAGCATGATTAACATTCCTGAAAATATTTTCTCGTTTGTGTTGACAATAATAACAAAACCCCGCTATATTTCAAACCGCGTAGAGAAAAAAGAGAAAACAAAGGAGACAGAAATGTCATTATTAAGCTCTATCTCAAAGCCCGCAGACCGGGCACCTGTCGTCACCATCTGCGGTGATAGCGGGACGGGTAAAACAACGCTCGCCGCGACCTTTCCGAAAGCCATAGTTATTCGTGCGGAAGATGGCTTGCAAGCTATTCCAATGGATATGCGCCCCGATGCTTTTCCAGTGGTGCGAACTGTCGATAATTTGTGGGACCAACTGGCGACACTGATCCAAGAAACACATGAATATCGCACCGTTATTGTTGATAGCGTAACAGCGCTAGAGCGGCTGTTCATTCAGCACGTTATAGACTCGGATCCGAAGGCCCCAAAAAGTATCAACCAAGCTATGGGCGGCTATGGCGCTGGATTGTCTGCGGTTGCCACATTACACCAGAGAGTCAGGAAAGCGTGCGGAGCGCTCAACGATAAAGGTATGGCAGTAGTGTTCGTGGCGCACGCTGACACTGAAACAATAGAGCTGCCCGACTCGGATCCATACAGCCGTTACAGTTTACGACTTGGTAAAAAAAGCGTAGCGCCTTATGTCGATGATAGTGACGTGGTGGGCTTCCTGAAACTGGAAACGTTTACCAAGGGGGATGGCGAACGCAAGAAAGCCATATCAACCGGGGGCAGAGTCTTAGTAACCTATGCCACGGCAGCTAATGTCAGTAAAAACCGTTATGGAATAACTAAGGATTTACCCGTAGAAATTAATAAAAACCCACTAATCAAATTTTTTAACCGAGGAGCTAAATAATGTCATTCTGGAACTTATCAGACAACACGCAAATAACGAACGAAGAAAAAGCTGGAACCTTTGATAGCAGTGGCGGAGATTTTGAACTTATTCCAGCTGGCACGCAATTGAAGGCCTGCATTGATGATGCGGCCTGGGAAGATTATGAAAGCGATTTCTTCATAAATCTAACGTGGTCAGTGCTTGAAGGCGAATTCGAAAATCGAAAAGTCTTTCAGAAAGTGCGCGTTCGTGATAACGACCCTAAAAAACGCGACAAAGCGCTCCGTATGCTTGCGGCCATTGACGCAAACGCTGGGGGAAAATTGATGGCATCCGGTGCAGAGCCGGACGATAACGCACTGCAGGCGGCACTGGTTAATAAGCCGATGATTATAAAAGTAGATATCTGGGAATATAACGACCGCAAGGGCAATTGGGTTCAAAAAGTTGCGCCGATAGCTTCCACGCTTGATCTTGACAAAGGGATGCCATTCTAATGACTTTATCCGCTGAACGTAAAGGGCGGGTTACAGGATCACAGGCGGGGGCCATACTCGGTCTCTGCCCCTGGAAAACCCGTGAGCAAGTAATAAGAGATTGGATCTATGGATCCAGCTTTGAAGGTAACGCTGCAACCGATTATGGCAAGTTCCACGAAGAACACGCCTTCGCGGATCTGCAATTGATGCAGCCCGACGCACGCCTTAGCAATGATGAATTTGTTATTGATCCACATCTTAAATGGCTTGGCTGCACCCCCGATGGCTATATCGATAGCAAGGACGCGGTCATTGAGATTAAATGCCCGTTTGGTTTGCGGGATGATGAAAACCCGCTGTTCAAAAGCATACACGACCAACCGCATTATTACGCTCAGGTTCAAATTGAAATGCTATGTACTGAGCGAAGCAAGTGCTATTTTTTTCAATGGAACAGGTTCGCATCACAGCTAGAGATTGTAGATTTTGACCCCGACTGGGGAAAAGAAAATCTTCCAAAGCTTTACGACTTCTTGAACGAAGTTGCAGAGCGACGATTAAATCTCAACGATGATGAATTGCTGGCAGCCGAATACAGGCGCTTAAAGCAAGCGCACGACGATGCAAAAGCGGCGCTTGAAGAGCATAAGGAAAAGCTGATCAAGATCGCCAATGGCGTAAAGCGTAGCTTCGGTGATGTGTCTGTTTATCCGGTCGAGCGTAAAGGCTCGGTTAGCTATTCGAAAATAGTTAAGGATCATTTGCCGGATCTTGATACCACGGCTTACATGGGCAAGCCTTCGACAAGCTGGGTGGTTAAGTGAATGGATATGGATAACTTAGATTTAGATGGTATGGATTCCTTAGCCATGCTAGAAGCTAAGCGAGAGGCGTTAATAGGTATTTTAAACTATTTAAAAGGCATTCCATTGGCTTCTCTATATGTGGCAGGTGAAATCTATGATTACGAAGAGTTAATTGAAGCTGCGGAGAATGAGTTTTATGAGTGATCAGCGAGAAATGAGAAAGCATTACAAATACTGTGTAGATTTGAAGGAAGAGCTTTTAAGGTCTTTGGATCAAATATTAGACGCTAGCAGGCCGGAATTAGCACCGGGCTATATGGTAATTAACGAAAAAATACGAGCGCTTGATAGCACTATCCGAGCGTTTGAGAAATCAACTATGAGAGTGGTGAAATAATTATGAGTGAACTTGAAGATATCTCATTCAGCTTAGACCTATGCGTGCTAGCAATCGAGAGTGCTAAAAATGACATTACCGATGCTAGCTACAAAGCTCGTAACGGTCGGTTTATTCAGGTTAATCCAGTGGCTGTAAAAAGCTTAGTTGAGGATGTAACTATTGGCCCGGTACTCATCAACACTAAAAACATCAAATATGTATGGGAAGGGGATCATGTACACCTTGGCGCGGATAATACGGGCTGCACGATTGAGATGGATTGCGGCGCAAAGTTTAGGTTAAGGGATGAAATTAATTATATCAATAATTTATTGATGGGACTCGATTAAGTGAATCATTGGGATAAAGCGGATTTCCGCCGGTCAAACATGCAAGCAAGCTACAGGCATATTTCAAGGCACGAATATCTTATTCGTGCTCATGAATTTGCAAGCAAAAAAAATAGAAAATTTGACAAAGAAACTGTTATAGCTATCCGCGAAAACCGGCAAGGGCTAACAGATAAACAGCAAGCGGAAAAGTACAACGTACACCCGCATACAATTTATAAAATACGGCATAGGATGACTTATGCAAACATATAACGATTTTTTAACAACAAAAGAGTTTAAGCCAGTTTCAAGCGGCTTTAATCCTGATCTGTCAGGTTATGCGCTCAAGGACTTTCAAAGTGATATAGTTCGTTGGGGCTGCAATCGTGGAAAGGCTGCGGTTTTTGCAGATACTGGTTTAGGTAAAACTTATATGCAATTATCATGGGCGGAGCAAGTCACGATAAAAACACAAAAGCCGGTCTTAGTTTTGGCGCCGTTGGCGGTTTCTGAGCAAACTATCAACGAAGGCGCGAAATTTAATATAAAAGTTGAAAAGCTACAAGGCGATGTATTCGGCCCTGGCATTTATATCATTAATTATGAGCAATTAAAAAATATAGACTGCTCTCAATTTGTCGGCGTTGTGTTAGATGAATCCAGCATCTTGAAAGGTTTTGATGGCAAGATGCGTCGCATGATTACAGACTCATTTAAAAGCACGCCATATCGTTTAAGCTGTACTGCTACACCATCGCCTAATGATTTAATGGAGTTCGGAACGCAGGCGGAATTTTTAGGCATTATGACGCATGAAGAAATGTTAGCTATGTTTTTTATACATGATGGCGGCGATACTTCAAAGTGGCGTTTGAAAGGTCATGGGCGTGATAAGTTTTATGAATGGCTTTCAACATGGTCTGTTGTAATTCGCAACCCTGGCGATTATGGCTACGATTCTACTGGCTACGACTTGCCGCATGTTGTGATCCATGAGCACGTTATTGAGTCTGGTTTAACGGATGGCCTGCTCCCTTGGATCGCTCAATCATTAACTGAGCGCAATCAAGCACGCAGGCATACGGTTGAAGCACGATGCAAAAAGTCCGCCGAAATTGCTAACAGTATTGATGGCCAATGCTTGATATGGTGCCACCTTAACGATGAGAGCGCGATGTTAAAAGAGCTGATCAATGATTCAGTTGAAGTTATGGGGTCACAAAAACCCGAACATAAAACCGCTGCGCTGCTAGGCTTTTCAGATTGTAGCGTTCAAAAGCTAATTACTAAGCCTAAAATTGCAGGATTCGGAATGAACTGGCAAAAGTGCAATCACATGATTTTCACTGGATTGTCAGATTCATTTGAGCAATACTATCAGGCCGTTCGACGCTGTTGGCGTTTCGGTCAAACGCAACAAGTACACATTCACATTGTAAGCGCTGATAGCGAAGGCGCTGTTGTTGCAAACATTAAGAAAAAAGAACAGCAACACAACGCAATTGCAAAAGAAATGATTGCGAACGTAAAAGAGTTTACAGCCAAGCAGCTAGGCAAGGCTTATCAAGAAAAAACAGCATATAAACCCAAAACAGCAATGGAGTTACCAACGTGGATATAATCAATCAAGCAATCGACAATGACAATAAATACGCTTTATACAATGCTGACTGTGTTGAGGTCGTTAGCAACTTAAAAGATAACAGTATAGACTTTTCAATATTCAGCCCGCCGTTTGCATCGTTATACACTTACTCAAACAGTGATAGGGATATGGGTAATTGCGGGTCGGATGATGAATTTTTTGGCCAGTTTTCTTTTTTAGTTGAGCAGCTTTATAGAGTGCTGCAACCGGGGAGATTAATTGCGATCCATTGCATGAACTTAACGGCTTCAAAAGGGCGCGAGGGATATATCGGTATTCGAGATTTTCGCGGCGATTTAATCCGAAAGTTTCAAGAATACGGCTTCATTTATCATTCTGAAGTTTGCATCTGGAAAGATCCAGTGGTTGCAATGCAACGCACTAAAGCGCTTGGCTTGCTTCATAAAACAATTAAAAAAGATTCTTCAATGTCGCGCCAGGGGTTACCTGATTACCTTGTTGTCATGCGTAAGCCAGGCGTCAATGAAAAACCAATAAGCGGCGAATTTACTCATTTTGTCGGTGATGAGTTATTAAATAATTTCATAGATCATGAACGCGACGATGGCCGAGTGGCTCAAGTGCCCGACAAAGAAAAGGGCGCAACTAGCATCGATGTATGGCAGCGATACGCTAGCCCCGTTTGGCATGATATTAACCAAACTAATACTTTAAACTTTAAAGAAGGACGCGCAAGCGATGACGAGAGGCATATTTGCCCATTACAGTTAGATGTTGTCGAGCGCGCTATGCAGTTATGGAGCATGCCAGGTGATACCGTGTTGACTCCATTTCTAGGCATTGGCACCGAAGCTTATACCGCCGTTAAAATGGGCCGAAAGGCGATAGGCGTAGAGCTTAAAACTTCGTATTTCAATCTTGCGTGCCGCAACCTGGAGCAAGCAACCAAGCATCAATATGATATGTTTGCGGAGTGATAAAAAATGGCTAAAAGCAAAAAACCAAGAAAGAAAAGCACGAACTATAAAAAAGTTCAGCGTATTTTGAAAGGCGTAATTATGAGTTGGTCGGTTGAAGATCCGCTTAAGCATGAAGCTCAAATCGTTGACACTAAAATCAATCATCGAAACTCATATTACAAATTGATGATTTCGCACATAACTAAAGACATTAAAGCAGCTATTGATAAATACGCATTTAAATATAAAGTGGCTATAGAATGCGAATTTAAAGACGCGCAAGGAAAGCAATATTTCAGGGGTGCGGATCTTGTTATAAGCGGTTTTTTAGCGAATGCAGATGGCCATTATCAGCAAGCTATTGAAGAGATATTTGAAGTCGCGAACATGGATCACTATATTACAACTAACGTTACCGCTGAGATCATCGGCGCTGGCGAGATAAAGGAAGAGGATTTTGCATCGTGACACTTAGAGACTATCAACTAGAAGCTTTTGACAAGGCGAAGGCATGGCTATCAACAACAAACGAACCAGCGGTAATTGAGGCCGCTACCGGTAGCGGCAAAAGCCATATAATTGCAGCCGTGGCTGAATGGGCGGAAGGCCGCACGCTCTGCATTCAGCCATCGAAAGAGCTTGTTTTCCAAAACTATCAGAAATTCTTAGCAACCGGCGAACCTGCAAGCCTGTATTGCGCTGCGCTAAAACAAAAGAGCTTAAAGCATCGCGTTGTTTTTGGATCACCCCAAAGCATTAGTAACGCTATAAAAAAGTTTAAACAATTTGAAACGGTGATCATTGACGAATGCCATGGGATCACGTCAACCATTAAAGGCATTATTTCACAGATAGCGCCTAAACGGGTGCTAGGGCTTACGGCTACGCCGTATCGCCTTGGAAGTGGCTATATATACCAATACGACGAAAACGGCGATCCGGTACCCGAACACGAAACCAGAGACCCTTATTTTAATTCTCTACTGTATAAAGTGACTGCCCGCGACTTATTGAACCGTGGGTTTTTAACGCCCGTTATATCAGGCGACCATGTGGAAGGCTATCACACAACTCATTTGCAGCTAGACAAAAAAGGCAACTTTGATAATAAAGAATTAGCACTAGCAACGGAAATGCAACAGCGCAAAACATCATTCATCATTCAAGATGTGATTGCAAAAACAGTGGATTCCTTGGGCGTTATGATTTTCGCAACCAGCATCAAACACGCGGAAGAAATATTAATACAGTTACCCGTCGGAAGCGCTTTAGTAACGGGAAAAACAAAACCGAAAGAGCGAGAATTTATTATTAGCGAATTCAAAGCGCTTAGAATTAAATATCTCGTCAATGTTGCTGTATTGACTACGGGTTTTGATGCGCCCCACGTTGACGCTGTTGTTCTTATGCGCCCCACTGAGAGCGTCGGTTTGCTGCAACAAATTATCGGGCGTGGCATGCGTTTGAGCGAGGGCAAAAATGAATGTTTATTTTTAGATTACGCTGAAAACGTCGAACGCCATTGTCCGGATGGCGATGTTTTTAACCCGAAAATAAAAGCGTACAGCGCCCCCGGCGAACCGTCATTAATTGATGCTGAGTGCCCTGTATGCCAAACCATAAACCAATTCAGCGCACGCAAAAATGAAGAAGAATTTGCGATTAATGACTATGGCTATTTTGTGGATTTAATGGGCGAAGAAATAAAGGGTGATTTTGGCCCTATTCCGGCGCATTACGGTAGGCGTTGTTATGGCCAGCCCGTTATCGGTCAACGCTGTAATTATCGGTGGACGTTTAAAACTTGCCCGGATTGCGAAGCGGAGAACGATATAGCGGCAAGACACTGTATTGAGTGTAAAGCTGAGCTGGTAGATCCTAACGAAAAGTTGCGCTTGGAATTTGCTAGGATTAAAACAGATCCCTATTCAGTTTCAACCGACCCAGTTTTTCGTTGGAAGGTATCGAAGCATGTTAGCAATGCGGGCAATGATACGGTTCGAATTGACTGGGTTACAGGTTATCGAGCATTTACAGCATGGTATCAACCGAAACAAAAGCGCTTATGGGATGATTTGTGCGTTGCAGTTTACGGGCGTGTTGCGCCCGATGTGGATAAATTTATTGGAGCGTTAGAAAATTATGGCAAACGACCAACAACAATCACCACAGCAAAAGACAAGCAAAGCGGTTTTTTTAGGGTTTACGGACACAACAGGCCAGAAGACATTGATCCCAGTTTACGGGGGTGAATATCGAGGAAAATGCCCGTTAGAAAGCGCTGAACAGATCACGGTTATTAATTATATCCGTGACACATGCCCGAACGTGATCCACCCTCGCAACGAAGGGAAACGGCACCACAAACAAACAACTAAACAAAAAGCGGAAGGGTTAACCACTGGTGCTAGTGATATAATTATCCCTGGATCTCCTGCTTTTGTTTGCGAGCTAAAACGGAAGGACAAAACCAAAAGCAAAGTTAGCCCCGAGCAAGTCGATTACTTGGCGGAAAGTATGAAGCTGGGCGCGTTCTGCTGTATCGCTTACGGGTATGAGGCCGCAATAGAGGCATTTAATGAATGGTTAGACCTAGTGACCAACTTCAACAATGTATAGACGGAAAAAGGCCGCCTAGCCCGGCCTTTAAATTCTGGTGCTATCGTAAAGCGCTGGAATTGCGACGAATGCCAAAAAAGAAACAAGCTGAGCTTTTAAAACAAGCACCGAAACATATCAAGATGGAGGTTTATAAATGGCTAAACACTGGAACACGCACCTACCAACGCCGGGGGTGAATCTAATCGTCAAGGTCAACGGCAAGAAATTGAGAGCAATACGCCCTGGTTATATAAGCGATAGACGCAACCACGACCAGGGATACCGCACCCACAAGGGCGAGGTTATCAATAATGTGGAGGGCTGGGTTTATGAATAAAAACATCTAGGAAGAGAACCCGCACAATTTGAGCTTTGCCAGGGATGGCCAGAGGCTTGGCGGGGTTGTTTAATTATAGCAACTTTTTATATGTCTTACTAAACCATTCTATTTTATTCATTTCAACGCTCCAGTAATTCTCGGTTTTCGTAGATGTTACCGATGACCTCTAGATCAACGTGAGCTAAATCCGCTAACCCGCTGCCACAAGATGAGCCACGGACTCTATCGGACACGGCATGTAATACATAGAACCATCCCATATAATCAGGTCTATCATCATATACAATCACACCGACATAATTTAAAAGCTCATCATTATAAAATGGGTACAGATTGGCTGTAAAAATATCACCTTCATAAATATCCACACCGTTTTTATCTTGCAGGCCAGTAAATTGACAGAGCTGCCACTTTAGCAACCTACTTGGCAAATGGTGAGGCACATCAATATCTATCGCATTACCGTTAGAGTACATATTGAAATCATACTCAAACCGTTTTCCTGTCCACGCTCTAAACTTTATTTCTCTATTCATTTTAAAAAATCCTCCAGTTTCTTCATCGTCACATATCTTGGCTGCTTAACTTCACCATGTACATACTTGTAAACAGTGTTGTAATGCAGCCCCGTCGCCGGCGCTACTTTACGTAAATTGTATGGTTTAAGCTTCTCGCGTATTTCGTCTAGCGTCATAATATTTCTACTCTTTTATGTAAATATGTTTACACGATATCAAAATGGCACTATATTTACAACACCAACAACAAAACGAGGTGATGAAATGAACCCAACTATTTTAATATTCGCGATGCGGCACGCGCTGCCGCGAACCAGTAGCGCGCCCACCATGGTGGTGCGTGAGATCAAAAAACAATGGCAGAACCTGAGCTATTCAGATCGGGTTCTGATAGAAAGCGAAATTAGAAACACTCGTTTAAGTGAAATCGGAGACGTAAAATCATGGGCAGACCTACTCAAGTGGATCGCCAGCACTGGCAACCAGATTGTATAGTGTTTTTTAAACGCCCGATTTATCGGGCAATGATCGCGGCCACGGTCGCTAATGAAATAATTGAGAGGATGATTGATAATGCTAAAGATAAAAAAGCTTCACAGTGATTCGATAGTGCCGACGCTAGGTAGCGAAGGTGCTGCGGGTTTTGATTTGTATTATCGCGGTTACGAGGTGCGTATATTTCCAGGGCTCATGGAAGTCATGGGCACAGGCATAGCGCTAGATATACCAAAAGGCAAGGTCGGGATTATAAAACCCCGTAGCGGCCTAGCGATGCATGGTATTGATGTGCTAGGTGGCGTAATTGACAGCGACTACCGAGGCGAGGTCAAGGTTATTCTAACCAACCACGGCACAGGGCCAATGCTATTCAATCCTGGCGACCGTATAGCCCAACTCGTCATAGTAGACCACTATAACGAATTTGAAGTTGTAGGAAGCCTAGACGATACAGAGCGCGGTAGCGGTGGATTTGGGAGTACTGGGAAATGACTCTTAATGAAAAAATAATGGGCGCAATGATTGTTGTGCTCATGGTCACAATAGCCATGCTCGCACTGTCTAGTTGCTCAGATTCAATAAAGGTAATTATGTATGATTACTATATAGCAGAATGCCAAAAAGAACACGAGAAACCATGTGAGATACACGCGAGGATAGTGGAATGATATCGATAGCACAAGAAGCCCTGGCGCAACTCAATTTTACGCCTGAAGCCGACCCGAGACACGAAGAGGTTCTAGCGTATGCGAGGCGGTGTAAGTCATACGCCGAATTTAACGAACATATAGCGTTCAGCGATAAAATGCGAAGATACGGATTAACCCAGGCCGTGAAGGATATAACGGGGTTCCGCCCGATGTGGTTAGAATCTGAAGAAAAAGAGCTGGTGGAGCTGCGCGAAGTTAAGGGTCTAACGTTCAAGGAAATAGGGCAGAAAATAAACCGGAGGCCCAGCGCTGTACAGGCAAAGTACAGGCGCTTAACCAATACTAATCAGTAAAATCAAATGGGAAAGATTGATGAAAGTAGAAGGTTTAAAATGAAAAAAATTATCAGTTTTATTATTGTAATTTTCACATTCAACACATCAGCGCTTGCTAGCCATTTTTGCGACGGCTTTGAAGCGGGGTTTGCGGTCGGTTACAAGAAAGTAAAAGGTGGATATGCGTTTGCTGGGTTGCCACCAATATGCCCGATACAACCCATAAAAGGTTACGGGGAATGGGATTTGAGTGATTTTGAGCACGGTTTTAGTGTGGGCGTATCAAAGGGTATGCTTAAAGCTTATAGGGGGTGGTAAAATGAGCAAGAAAATCCATCACCAAAAATGGCGCCCTGGCGAGTTAGTGATTTTTCGTAAAATCCCAGAGCGACTGCCAACAAAAGAGTACCGCAATTTAAGAAAAACACGGGAGAAGGCTAATTCGTCAATTGCTCGGATGATGCTTGATTAGCAATTAAGGCTTTGCGCTCGGCCTCACGCTCCTTCATGATTTCGATCTCAAGGCGCGTTTTACGCGCCTTCATGATTTCGATCTCAAGGCGCGTTTTACTTATTTCTAAAGCGCTTTTTCGGATTTTTTGAACGTGAAAAAATATCAGTAACGAGCTTAAAAGAATGCCAACAAGAGATGCAAGCTTTCCAATATCATCGGGTATCACGTCGAACCAAGTTCCGGCACCGGCCGAAACAGTCCCCGCTCCGGTCACCACTCCTACCTTTATGTTCGTCGCGTATTGAATCGCTTGCTCTTTTATACTCACAGTTCAACCTCACTTTAATAGTTATAACGACGCCATGCGCTAGCATGATAATCATGAACATCCCACCGGCCGCCCAAGTGGCGTACTCTATAAATACCTCCATTGCCGCCCCCGCTTCTTGTTGTCATTAATGCCGCTACAATATATAAAGCAGCCATAAACATGTTATAGGCGGCGGGTTCACAATAAAAAAACCATATAAAAGCGCCAAATATGTTTAGGCCAATTGATGATAATGCGACAATCTGAATAAAATGTCTACGATTTACGAGAAGCAAAATAAGATAGTCAAACAGGACGGCGGAGAAATAATAGACATACCCTTCACTATTCGCGAATAAGAAATTGTGCGCAGTAGCGAAAACCGCAAACAACGTTACATAAAAATTTTTGCAGCAAATACCCGCAAAAAATAGAAGGAATATGTAAATATCAATCATTTATAACGCGGTTTAGATTTCGGCTTGCTGGATGGTTTTGCTTTTGGCTTTCTCATCTTACCCTTACCGCCCGCTATTTTAATCATTTCGTCCTACCTTTCACTTTTTCAAAAGTACGTAATCCAGATAATCCCAACATTGCTAGCACCAACTCCATAAGCACGTCGAGCGGTAACTCTGGCCCTTTATCACCAGTGCACCATTGTAGCATGGGGTTTATCACGAATGGAAATAAAAGACCTAGCGAACATATCCAACCGATAGCAGGACGCCATCCAGCAACAAAGACCGAACGATGTTGGGCCTCGACCTTATTCAGCTCAACTTGCAACTTTGCAGGTTCCTGCATCGCTTTCAGTTTCAGAAGCTCTGCCGCTGCTCGCTCTTCGTCGCTAGTGACTAAGTTATCGATACCTTTGAACACTGCCTCAATTGGTTGTACTGCTGTATCACCTAGCAGTTTAGAAAACCATCCCATCTAATACCTCCAAGTCGTTACCAAAATAAACATCCGCGGCATAGCCTTACCTATCTTTTTCCAGCTCATTTAAACAACTCCGGTTTACCTTTGCCACGAATGTTTTCAATCGTAACGTGATCATAGAAAATATATCCTGGTAACCTACTAGCACCAGGGTGCCTTGGGTATCTGTTGTCGGAATAATACCAACGGCCATCCACTGGCACCGCTAAAACCGCATGGTCAAACAGCTTGTAGCGTGGGCATACTTCAGTAGCACAACGCACAATAACAGAATCAACATCATCCTCTAACAGTCGATTCATAATCGTTAGACAAGCATCTTCACAGTCACCATAGAACGGCCCTTCATCACCACGTAATATCTCCCAATCTTCTAACTTACCAAGCCGCTCAACGTCCGGCATCCATACGAAACCCCGTTGATTGTAGAACCAGTCGTGTGCTTCAATTAATGCTTCCCTGGACATAACGCTGTACCTTGGTTTTTAGATTGCTCGCATACAGATGGCAACGGTATTGGTGAATCGTTACCGGATAGTTGGGGCTGCATAGCGCAACCGCTTAGCATGCTAATATAAATGATCGAACATCGAAGCATGGACATGCTTTTGTCACTCCTGCCAAGTCTCTATGACCTAGTACCTCATGAATGTTATGGCGCATGTAAATACCGTTTATTGTATCATTGAGCGCTTTATACTGTGCTGCTGTGTAGTTGCAATCTGGCTTACCATCTTCATTGATACCACCAACTAGACAGATGGCTATTGAATCCTGGTTATGGCCTCTAGCATGAGCACCTGCAACCTTTTCAGAACGCCCCTTCTCAACCATGCCATCACGGGCTATAACCCAATGGTAACCGATGTCCGACCAACCTCGATCTATATGCCAGCGCCTAATTTCTTCCACACCTATGTCCATACTCGGTTTAGTAGCCGAGCAATGGACTATAATTCTGTTTATTTGTCTCATATTAAACAGATCCATTAATATTAGGAAGTTGGGATAGAATATCTACACTATAAAAAACATTCCAGTCCTGTGATAGTGCAGAAGAATTAACAATTACTAGTCCAGATGAATTGACCGTAGGGTTCATCGATGTAAATTGACCTGATTTAGTTGTTATAGTTGCGATAGATGTAACCACATTGAAATCATTTGAGCTTGCATCATCATAAGTGATAATGAATGTTTCTGTCCCCCCATGGTTTCGGTCGATAGAAAGGTAATTGATGTTGATAATGTAAGAGCCAGGGCCGTCTAGATTAAAAGAGAATCCTGGATTAGTGGTTATACCGATGTTTAGGCTATTTCTAAATCCTCCTAACCTATGCCTGTGCGCCCTGTAATTAGCTTTTAATGCGCGATTCTGTTGACCGCCTGAAGTAGTCTGATTCTCAAAGCGTGTCACACTAATTCTAGAGTCGTCTACACTGTTATCCTGGATTAAATAGGTATTGGTTGACGGTGCCCCAACTGTACTATCTGCCACGTACAGCACTCGGCCTATTTCAACCACGTCAGAGCTTTGACCGGAATAAATCAAACAATCTGCATCGCCGAAACCACTAATATCCCGTTGCCACGCAAAAATGCTCTCAATATTAATGTTTTTGTCAGCATTTGAACCGTTTCTAAAAATCCGGTTCCAAACTCCTTCGACATATACGACACCTATATCAACACTAATTAATGTCCCTGCGAAGTTGATAAACGCTTGATTAGTAGGAGTTGCGCCATTGGGTACGCCTTCCAAAACTATTGACGGAATTGATATTGATTTACCATCTTCAAATTTACATACATCTCCGTTAAATCTATTTTGAGATATAAACGCGTTTTTACTGTTGAAAGTGTGGAAATTGTTAATGTAATACGCGCCACCGAAATAGCCATTTTTATTCCAGAATATACAGTCCTCCTGGTTAATCATGAAGACACCAAATCCTGCACCAGCATCACCATTATCATAGTGGCCATAAAAGCCGGAGGCAGCCCCATGGAAAAATACTCTTTTATAGTTTCTCCACATCCCATCCGGTGTGGTAATCCCGCCACCATTTGGCGACCATAACATGCAGTCCGACACTTCAACAACATCAATGCTGGTCGTTACTCCATTGGTGATATCTATAATGTATTGGGCTGCATCAGTATAGATGACACTGTTTGAGATACCTTGCCCTTTAATTTTCACATTACCGTTTCGATTCTGGAATGATTCAGCAGCGGTAAGGGTGGTAGGGGTTAATCGCGCTGAAGTGTAGTATCCGCCTGCACTTAATACGAACTCCTTATGCTGAGAAACAGCATAATCTAAACTGGCCTCCAATGCAGTCTGATTGTCAGTCGATGCGGCAATGATTGTCGCAATGGTTCCTGAATCTGTTGTGGCTGCCAGAGCTGCGACATCAAGATCGGCAAAACCGCCAAACATTTCAGGGTTAACAACTTCCACATCCTTACGCTTCCATCTCGCCCCGCCGCTAGTAACAATAACAGTCCCATTGTTATCTGCCGTAGTGCTATCTGTTTGATCATAATAGAACGCACCACCGCCGATGCCCTCAGTTGTGTGACCTAAAATCCAAACCTGCTCTTCATCAACAACAGGCTCATAAGCTCGTAACGCTGCCACGTCATCGAGCACGCGATTATCTAAATAAGTGGCAATTGATATCGTTGAAGCATTTGTGCCTTCGGGAGTGTAATCAATCCCGCCAGCCTCTCCAGTCGAAAATTTAACGTTATCAATAACAAAAAAGGCGCTACCGGTTGCGTTGTTGTCTGCATCGGTGGCGTTGGTATAGCACGCTATTTTATAATTGCGATCAATGTGCGGAATAAAAGGATCGTCCGAACCATTAACAGCTAACCCATTAGCATCGAGCTTACACTTATCTAATGTCGTACCACCCGTTGAATCCGTCGCCATGCTCGCGGGGGTGGTTGTACCCTCGTCGTAAAATTTAAGGTAATAGTCAGCCGCCGCCACGCCTGCCGCATTCTTGGCTAACTGGATAGCCAGCCCATTAATAGGAACCCATGTAGCCATTTATCTATTTTCCTCTTGTGCGATTGCTCCGGTGGCCGCTGCCGCTCCAGCTAAGCCAGTAGTGGTTTTAACTATGGAACCCTCTATCGGTTTTTGTGCTCTGGCTCTCGTTGATAATCGCCCTGCAGCATCAACATCAAACAAGCCCCAAACCTGTCCAAAAAGCGGCAAGTCGGTAATTTTCTTTTCTAAGCCTAAAATTGCTTTCGCGGAAGGGCCAAAGCCTTGTTGAGTCATTTTTCTTGGCTCTCTAAATTTCGCCACTTTCTCAATATCTTTTAAGAATTTAACCTCGTCGGGCGTAAAGATAACATTTAATTTCAAATCACCAATACCGTTTATAGCTTTTTGTATCTTGTCACGGCTTAGTGACCGAAACCCGTTAGCGTCCTCTGGGCCAATAAAAGATTTTTCTTTTATTTTCTGCAATACCTCGGCTTTTAAATCATTCCAGGCTGCCTCGCCATGCGATTCTGTAGTGATATAATCTTTTAATTGTTCAAGATCTGTTGACCGCCATCCTTTACCAAAAACAACCCTGTCAGTGAATAACTCTGGATTTACAGAGTCTCTATTTTCAAGCATATCTCTAACTAAGTTGGCTTTGCGCTTATCAAACTTCGATATCTTTGCGCGCTTAAGTTCATCCTCAAAGTTAAATTTTGCTTTTCGTGCTTCTTGGAATAAATCTTCACCCGCTGCCCTAAATACATCATCATCTAGGGCGTCTTTCATTTCTTTGAGCACGTTATTCGCTATATCACCGCCCGATCTGCTCTCATCATATAGCGAATTTATTAGCTGTCTAATCTGAGTTTCTGTTTCTTCAACGCCAATCCTGCCGGTTGGGTTAAGGTTATCATCCACTAAACCTCTAGCTTGTAAGGTTTCAGCAATAGCGCGAACATTCCCACCCGACCGCTGGTTTAATGGTGCAAGCTCTCGTATTTTTTTGCCCAAAGACTCAAAACGCACGACTTGATCACCTGGCGCGGCCTCTCTTGCTTCTTTGTACAGCCTGCCAATCTCGTTATCCAGCACGCTAGCTTTACGCAATACTGATTCTGTAACACTCGACACAGGCAAGTCCGGGCGGCCTGCTGTTTCCTCAATCGCATCATTAAATCTGGTCGTTAAAACTCTATCTTGCGCTGCTATACGTTCCTCAAGCCTTCCGCTTGATTTCATTGCCTGTTGCTGCAATGAGAAATCATCGACAGATCTAGTTATTTGCGCACGTGTTGGTGCAGCTTCGCCTCTCAATCCCTGCGACTCAAGAAATGCTTTTCGCGCTGCTTTTTCTGGGTCTAACGATTCCAAGCGCATTTCCCTAACTGATTCTGACACAAGATCATCAAAGCTGATTCCTTCGGCGTCTAAAACTCGCTGTAATTCTGGAGTAGGCGCGCCTTGAGGCGTAACGAGCGCACCTTGTGGGCCTCTACCAGTTATCCGCCTAACGAGCCTACCGCTAGCGCGACCAATGTAAGGCAAGCCCAGCTCAAGAGCACCCGCGACAGTGCCACCAAGACCCGCTGAGAGAATTTGTGTTCCGACATCTTGACCTGTTCCTCTTGCAATTATACCGCCCTCGGCTGCGCCTAAACCTGCTGTTGCACCAACTCTAGCGGCTGCCCCTGGAATTGCCGCAGCACCAACACCCAACGGTAAGAACGGGGCGGCTTGGCCCAAGACTTCGCCTGGTGGTGTAGCCACCCTTTCAACTTGGCTTAGCCGTTCAAATGCGGCCACCTCATCACTAGTGGCTTGATCAACAAGCCCCAGTCCTCTACCAATATCCGTCACGCCCTTGCCCAAACCAATCGCAAAAGCTTCCAATGGTGAAATGCTTTCTATTAGCTCTCGTTGCTCTGGACTCATGGCAGACAATAATTGTTCACGCCTTTCCTGAGCTTGCCTAACAGGCTGTCTAACTCTTTGCGCGGTTGGCTGCTGCGCCTGTTGTTGAACTGGTTGCTCACTAATAGGTTGCTGTGCCGGTTCACGCCTAGCCCTTGCTTGATCTATTAAGCTGCCGCTCCCGACTGGCTGAGGCTCTTGTCTCGGTTGTTGCTCTCGCTTGGCTCTCGCTTCATCTAGCAGGCTCATTCAGAAACCCCTAATTCTGCTTTAATATCTTCTATATTCATGCCGTGCAAAACACCTTCCGCATAAATTTCAGCAATGGTTATGTCTCTATCCAAAACATCCGATCTTACTTTTTTGCGCCATTCCTTGTTGATGCCTTTAGTGTTTGAGTTATCACTAATAAAGTCTGATTTGAATTGGTTATACGCCGCATCAAAACGCGCCATTTTTGAAGCACCACGTAAAAATGAAGCAATTTGAGAAGCTGGCGCATTTTCAGGCGGCACACCTTTGAACGCCTCGACAACATCTCTGTCCGTGGCCGGCCCGGGTGGTAAATTCTTCAACCCTTCGCTCAGCCTCACTTGGTTGAACCGCCTACGCAACTCAGTAACATCATCTTGAGCACCAAGAAGGCGTTTAAACAATTCGCTGGTACTAGAAACCACGCCTCCCGCTAACCTGAATTCTTCAACCTGATTGGCTAAAATATCGAATTCGGTCGCTGACTTTGACGAATTGATGGCGGCATCTTGCGAATCCAACAAAGCCTTTTCAACAGTGGCAGATAGCTTTTGTTGCTGCCTCCGCTCTGATTGCTGTCTCAACATCAATTCTTGCTGTTTTAGTATATTGGTTTTTCTGTCCTGTAGTTGCTTCAATCTATCACCAGCATCGGGCGATATCCCTAATTTAATTCTAGCGGCTTCCTGGACTTGTGGGTCATCACTACCCAGCATTCCCGACATGAATTCGAATTCCCGAACCTCTGCAGGTGTGGTTTTTACTTTCGCCGCAGCCGGATCTTCTAGCAACCCCTCAGCCACAGCCGCATCAATAACGCCTTGGCCTAGCGTCTTTAAATCCTTGATGGCTTCTGCATCATTAGATCGAAGCGTTTCTATAGCTTGAGCATGCGCTGACATTTCCTCGGGCGTTTGGCCTGCTGCTATCTTTTGATCATATATGGCCTGTAATTGATCCGCCGCCGCGTTGAAATTGCCCGCAGAAACATCACCTTTGACCTGAAGGTAACTAGACCCTAAACCTTTTAAATCCCTTTTTCGTGTTTCTTCTTGCGCCTCAGCCGCACCCGTCGCCACTTGTTGAGCCAATAAATTTGATTGATTCTGCAAAATAGCTTGGCGTATTGGCGCTTCCTCTTCTTGCTGCCGAATCTTTGCGAATATTCCAGCCGCCTCTAATCCTGACCGAAGCCGCCCACCCACATCTGCTTGCGGCGCTATATTTCTTAAAATTATGCTAGGATCTAAAGCCATTTACGCCACCTTGATTGGTCTGTATTTTTCTGTAACAAATAATTTTCCGTCCGATTCCATGACGTGTGAAGCGTCAATGCGCTGAATATCTTGCGCCATCTTCCCATGATAAACACTATCCGGATCGGCTTTGTATTTAAATTCGTAAACTGTCAAGCCATCATCATCGACGCGCACCGGCCTAATAATATCTTTTTGGGTTTCGTCGCTCATGAAACCAAGTAGTGCGCCACCACCAGCGCCAATTCCAGAACCTAGAAGGCCTGCGCTACCCGCTGCGGCACCTAATCCTGCGCCCGTCAACTGCCCGAACATTTGAGCTTGTGATCCACCCAACAAATTACCTTGCTGAGTTGCTCCAGCCGCTTGCACGTTACCGATTTGTGTTAATAGATTGCCAACGTTTGCAGCGCTCGCTTGCGTCGCCGTGGCTTGCTGTGAAGCGACGTTAGCCCCAAGTGTACCGACGTTAAATAGCTGCCCAAAACGTTGCGCCTGGGTGCCTAGTTGCGCTTGTTGTTGCGCTATCTGGTTAGCAATGTCTTGTTGCTGGAACTGGCTACCGAGCTGCAATAGGTTGCGTTGAAGTAAATCGGTGGTTTCACCCGCCCCGACTTTCCCGCGAGCTGCTTGAGAAGCCATTAAACGTTGCTCTTGCTCGGCTGCCAATGCTCGAAAGAATGGATTTTGTAAGACTCTGGAAGGGTCGGTTTGAAGCTGAAAATCCTGTTGCGGTAGGATCTCGCCCATGATGCCCGTCAGCGCCTCTTCACCTACGGCGCGAAACGGTTCTTGTATTTCTAGTATGCGCTCAAGCGCTTGCTCTTGCTGCTCAATCGCTGCCTGGCCTTGTCGCTCTTGAGCTTCTTGCCCTGCTGCTACCGCTTGGCGTTGCGCCTTAACGCCCGTTATTTCTCTGACTTTTCCCACTTCGCACTCCAACAATTATCACTTTTCGTCATCTCGAAACCCACTTTTAGGCCGAAATCTTTAACGTTCGGATAGTCGTCAGGTATCAATGCTCGCAGCTTGTTGAACCCGTTATCTACACACCATTGTAGACATTTCTTGGCAAAAATAACAGCCCATAACCTACGGTGCTTCGGTATAACCTGAAAATGACACGTTTCGCCATCTTCATCGATAATAAAAACCCCGATAGGATCCCCAGCAAAGTAGCCCACTAGATAAATTTCGTTCTCAGTATCTAGCTCGGGTGGTAACTCGTCGCCAGGGTCTGCGATACACTCCCAGATTCCAGGGGTTTCAAGAATTTCTTTTATTTCGTCGTAGTCGTGACTACGTTTTAACTTTATATGATTAATCACGCACTAAAGTCCGCGCCTGAACAATTTGCATTAACATCCGTACCAGCGTCTTGTGTTGCTTGCATCTTCATTCCCGCAGTTAAGCGCTCTGTGATAGCTTCGACTACATTCCACGTTTGAAGTGGCGGAATAGAGCGTCTTGCTAATGTATTGCCTGCATCTGCTGTACCACCCGACTCAACCGCATGAACCGTTACAAGCCGGTTGGTTGTCGTTGATGAATTGTAAAAGCTTAACTTGCTAACAACTGATACCGTACCCGTTGGCACAGCAGGAACAATATCCACAGCGCTCGTTGCTAGTTGTGTATTGTGTGCGTAGTTGCGTTCTGTGCGTGACATAAAAAAACCTATAACTTTGTATTATCGACAATTAAAATAGGGCCGCGCATCGTTACATGGCCTGAACCTGTGGACGTGTTAGCCGTAAAAAATACATCTGTTTTTTCAGGCAAAGGCGAATAAGATAGCCCGATAGCAACGGTGGATTGGTAAATGCTTGTTACATTAGTCTTTAATGTTGGCGTTGGTGTCGTCGGGTTTCTTGTGTTCCAGAAGAAATCATTGTCTCGGCCTTTTGGTGAACTGAAATAAATTTCACCGACCCCGAAAACAGTGTACCCCGCTGGAACCGTGTATAACCCCATCTGCCTAACTTGAGCGTCACTGTCAAAAGTAGCGACAATTTCAGCCTGATTATTAGGAACTCCGTTCGTGTGATTATTGGCGTTAGCAACGTAAACATCCCCCGCCGTTGAGGTTGAGTCGAGCGTATA